GAATGCGAAGGTCGCGGGCTGATTAAAGTGTTGCTTGAATTTATCTTTCATAACTAATTGTTTATCAATCAATTTCGTATTCGTATTCATCTTCATCATCCCACTCAGTAAAGTACACATACCCCACATGGTATGCGATGGTGAGTAGGTCATGGTCGCTGTCGTCGCCGCGGTGTGCCTTGGCTCTCGCTAATTCAAAATCATCATACTCATATGGGTCAACTACATCCTCTACCCCCAAGGAATCGATGTCTTGGACGATAGCGTCCCTGTCTTTGCGGCACTCATGTAGCGTGTCCTCAATGTACTTCGTGTAGAATGTCCCATCGCACCATACCCAACCCTTATTCATTCCTTCTCCAGTAACGTCACATTGTCTTGCGTACTTCATTTTGTTTTTGTTTGGTGGAACTTCGGTATTAAGATGTTCTAATTAATAAGAAGAAGAGTCATTCTGACTCTATCTTCTTCTTATTAATAGAACTTCTAAGGGGTTAGCTTCGAAGCAATGTTTTGTGCCAACGACTGGCTTTCCCTTGCATCACGTCGTCGTAGTAGAAAAATGAGATGCCGAATTTGAGTTCGTTCTTCACCCTCTCGTTATCTGGCCACGCATTCATTGCCTCGTACATCTGATCGCGTGTGTACACCTCACCTTCGGGTGATTTAAATGAGCCATCCGTGTAAACGATGCCCCAATAAGTTTCATCAAGTACTTTCTTGTCCTTCATGTCGTTGGCTTTTCGCCTGTGTGTGGGTTAATCCATGCTCCGTTCCATTCGTTGCCATTCAGATACCAAACACCTTTGCGTTGGCTGATGCTCACGCCATACAATCCGTTGAGGCGTTCCTTCGTGGTATTCGTGTCCCACCCCGCGTCGGTGATGTATGTGCGTCCGTTCCACGATTCGTGGCGTGCGATGACATTCCCATGCAATTGCAACAGGACGAGAGTTCCACCGCCGTCTTGATTGATGACACGAACTTCCGTGTTCCCGTTCTTCATGGGGCGTGCCGCTTCGAATGCACGCACCGCTTGCTGTGTGATTTTACGCATGATTGTCAATTGAATTGAAGTACATTTTAGCCATCGTTTGGCGGTCAACTTCAGTAAGCGGGCCGTATGTGGCCTCATGACGTGACACGAAGTATTCCACCTTCTCCTTGTTGCCTTGCACCATGTGGTAGACAATCTTTGGCAAGTAGCCATCAGGGTATTTTCTCATATCTAATGAATTGAAGTTTGACACAGACGCCTCACGGCGTTTCGTCCAATCAGGACTCATCAGTGTGCCTCAAGTTGTTGCTTAATTACGAGACATCAACATATCCAATTGTTTCTCAAGACGTGCCACCGTGGCGTCTGCCTGACGTGCAATCTGCGCATGACGGCGGATGGCGGCCTTGGTGTTCTCAATCAGCTTTGCTCTTTGGTCATTGAACTCTGCAAAGTCAAGTTCTGCCGTGTCAGGGGTGTAGTTTTCAGACATATGAAATGGTTTTGAATTGAATTGAGAGAAAGTGTTTCAAAGTGTATCTAAGATATATACACTCTTCATAAATGAAGAGAGTGTATATATCAAGATACTCTAAGGGGTTCAGCCATTTTGCGACTTGAGCCGCTCCTCCTTCATACGCAGGTATGCCTGCTGCGGCGTCTCACCTGGGAGGATGACAAGTTTGCTCGCCGCCTGACGTGAGAAACGAACCGTTTTTGTTGGTGTTTCCGCCATCTCTGACTTGATGAAAGTAACAGAAACGTGCTTCCTGTATTGACGAATATCTTCACGTTCAGTCCGTGTCATGCGGCGGGCTTGCCACGCCTTGGATGCCAATGTTTGCATTTGAATTGGAATTGAAATTGTTGCTGACTCCCCGAAGGGAGTTTCGGCTACTGAAGCCTCATCAGAGCAACTTCGCGGGGCGTTACCCCTTGTTGATGAGTTCAATCAACTGAGCTTTGGTCATCTTGTTGATGTTCTTTGGCTTGGCTGACTTCGCCTTAGGCTTCACAATCTCCAAGGCTTCAACTTCTGCCATCAATTGAGTCAACAGCTTGATTGCCAAATCTTTCTTAGCTTGAGTAGTGTGGTACTTTGCTTTGTTGATTGCTGACTTGGTTGCCGCCATCAAGGTTTGGGGGGTGTTGGACTTCGCCATGTTTTGAAGGTTTAAGATGTTGTAAAGAAATAAAAGAAGATTCGTAAACGAATCATCTTCTTTTATTTCTAACAACCTCTAAGGGGTTCAGTTTGAGGTCAGGGTTGAGTACCAGTATGGTACTCAGTATAGGGGAAGGGAGTTGTCCCATCGCCGCTTATTAGGGGGGTCACAATTGCAAAACTAACCACGCCTATACACACATACACCTTAAGTATATGTAGTTGGTTGCAACTTGCTGATTGTCAATCACATAGCAAAAAGCTGAAAGTATACAGCTAACCGCACATATGTACGGTAGATGGATGTCATAAATGCGTTTCGGGTATACGTGCGCAGCGCCCCTACATATATATAATCCCCCAGATCTATATTTCTCAAAAAATTTTTTACGGCATTTTTTTCTCAGACGCCTATTCTCGCCATTTTTTGACTCTCATGCTGCGGTTGCGCGATACTAATCCAACCAATCGTAAAAGTGTACTCCTTATGGTTTACAATCAGTTATGCTTCATTAGTTCCACCATTCGTTTACTATTGTTTTTTAAATTTTTCTTGGTTAACTTTGCTTTAGTTGAGAACAATTCATGGCAAATGATACTATTTGGATTGTTTTTAGTGTATTCGAGAGTTATTTATTTGGTAAGTGTTTTTCTTAGTTCTCACGGAGCCCAAGTATCTAAAATTTCGATGATGCCTCTGCAGAAATGTAGGGGCATTTTTATTTCTTATATTTGCTTAGAGTTATAAAAGCTACCTTTGTAAAAAATATCTATGGCACTTACAGTAACTATTCAAGAGGACTTGATCCTTAACGGCAACGACAAGAGCAATACTCATGTTGCTACGTTTACCGTTAACGAATTGGACCATAGAGTCCTTACTATTAACAACGTAGAGAGCAGCGTTTTACTTTTTGATACAGCCAATGCCGCAGGCACGGTTGAAGACACCAACCTCCGCTACCTAAGGATTACAAACTTAGACTCATCGGATACGGTAAAGCTTCGTGTTCGCAATGATGCAGAAGAGTTTATGATTCAGCTTGATGCTGGTGCTTCTTTCCTTCTTACAGAAGATAAATTAGATGCTGACGCTACGGGTAGCGAAGAAACTATTTCCCTTGCTCAGATTAATAAAATCTCAGCCGTATCTTCTGATGCCTCTGGATCTCTTTTGGAGATTTACGCTGCCTCATTTAATTCATAAGAATGCAATTATCAAAGAATTTAAAGCTTGACGAGGTAGTTAAAAGTACCACCGCCAAAAGACTTGGTATTAATAATGAACCAGATGAATGGACTACAGAAAACCTTCGCCAAGTTGCGATCAACATATTTCAACCTCTTAGGGACAGTTTCGGGTGTCCTATATACGTGTCGTCAGGCTATCGTTCGGCTGATCTCAACACTGCTATCGGTGGGAGCAGCCGCAGTCAGCATGTGGAAGGAAGAGCACTTGATCTCGACGCAGACGTATACGGAAGTTGTACAAACTCTCAGATCTTCAACTGGATTAAAGACAATCTGGAGTTTGATCAACTCATTTGGGAGTTTGGTGATCAAGATAATCCTGATTGGGTCCACGTCTCTTATGTTTATGATGGAATTAATCGTAAGAGGTGTCTCAAAGCTTGCAGAGACGATAACGGAAAAACTTACTACGAAGTGATCTTCGGCAAAGGACTTTAAGACATGAGCTTTTACGATGACGCATCATTAGTATTCTTAGCTGGAGCGGCAGCTGGTAAGGACGGGAAGGCTTACAGCTTGAAGCCTACTGACGGATCAGGTGACTTTACTCTTACTAGAGGTACTAACCTTACAGCTACACGTGTCGGGAAGGACGGTTATATTGAGAAGGGGAGGGAGAATCTGTTTTTGCAGAGCAACCAGTTCGACACTACGTGGGTCCTTGGAGGATCTCCAACGCTCACTAGCGGTCATACAGGATATGACGGGAGCCAAGACGCATGGAAGTTAGTCACATCCTCAGGAGAAAACATCTATCAAAGCGTATCTCCGTCTGGAGTAAACACTTTCAGCTTCTATGTGAGAGGGGACGGCTCGACTGGAGTGAGAATGTACTTGGATGGACCAGGCGGCGCCTCAGATGTTTTTTTCAACCTCGCTACTGGGTCGGTACAGCAGACATCCCCCGCCGCGATTGACGAAACCATCGAGGCCATCACAGGAAGCCCAGGCGATACAGATAGGTGGTACAGAATTTCTCTCACCTTCTACGACGATGATACTGCGAGTGGAGACAACCAAAACGTGACGAGGGCCAGGCTGTATACAACTGCGAATGGTACCGCGAATGCAGGGGGCACTCTTTTTATTCAAGACGCTCAACTCGAACAAGGGTTGGTAGCCACAGACTACATCGAAACTGGTGCTTCTACAGCTACTGCTGGTTTGCTGGAAGACGAACCACGTTTTGACTATACTGGTGGTGGATGCCCAGCTCTGTTGATGGAGCCTACGAGGACGAACCATATCAATCATAGCGAATACGGGGGAGGGTATGAAACAGTAGATTCAAACTTAACTGTAACAGACAATACAGAGGTATCTCCAGAAGGATATAGCAACGCAGTTAAGATAGAGGATATATCAACCTCGTCGGCAACTCAAGCAGTGAAGTTTGGGGCTCTTGAAAGTGGGAGTGTTGTGGGAAGAACCTTTACGGGGTCTTTATACATCAAGCCTGTTAACTCAGGAGATGTTGGCGGGAATGTTTACTTATCTCTTCAAAGGCGAAGTGGAGACTTTGAAGGTTTAACTGAAACCATTGAAATAGATTCTGCAGACTGGAAGAGATACGAAATAACCTACACATTTACAGGTGCAGGAGCAGGCAATCAGACTGGGTGTGACTTTAAGATATTAAAAACAGGAACTCCTATTGACGACATCTACGTGTATGGTGTTCAGCTGGAAGAAGGCGCCTTCGCCACCTCTTACATCCCTACTTACGGTAGCAGCGCTACGAGGGCTAAAGAAGGTTTTACTGACTCTTACGATCAGATCGACCAACTAGATCTTTCGTCTAGTGGTCTTAACGGGGAAGATGTCTCTTGGTTTTTTGAACTCAAAAACAATCAAGACGTAGCAAGGGACAGTGGTGCCACAACAATAAGGGTTAACAATAGCGCAGACAACGATGGGTCTTTTAGAATCTACAGGGCCAGTTCAGGCGTTAAACAACTTACAGTTGTGTTTCGAGACACCAACGGTAATTCTACTCCTTCGAGTTATGAGATGACTTCTGAAAACCCAAAGGTTCTTGTTAAAAGAACTTGGAGTACTGGCAGAATACAGGCGTATGTGGACGGTGCTTTAGTAAGAGATCAAATAGACTTAGACTACAACGCTTGGTATAAGCTTGAATTGGGTGGCGCGGGTAGTACTTTGGAACTAAAGCAAGCACTCGCCTTCCCGACAGTCTTGTCTAACAACGACTCAGAGATCCTTACTGGAGCTACGAGCTACAGATCATTTAACGTCATGAGATCAGCACGAAACTACACAGCATATGAGTAAAGCATCACTAGAGCTCGGTGGAGGTAACTGGGCGGCAAAAGACACTAAGCTACTGGGGTATGCTGTAGGGGATACTTCTGGTAAGTACCTCCCTCGTGAGTTTAACTTCTCTCGTGGGGCAGACATCGCTGCTACGAGAGTAAACAAAGACGGGTTGATTGAGAAGTACAGAGAGAATGCGCTACTTAATTCAGGTGATTTTTCTATCGCTGGTGCTTCAGGTGGCTGGGTAAAGAACAACGCTACTGCTACATCTGGCTATGTTGGATATGACGGAACTACTAACGCTTGGAAACTTGAGTCTACAGCCGAAACATCGTTTAACAACCTTAATCAGCAAGCTACAAATAATGCAGCCATAACGCCACTCGGCTCGAAGGTGGCTACTTTTTCTGTATACCTAAAGGCTGGTACTACAAACTGGGCTCGTCTAAATTTGAATCTTACAGGTAATGTTTATTTTGACCTTGAAAACGGAGTTGTTGGCACTGCTACTGCAAATATTTTAGGTCAGATAGAAAGTGCTGGCAATGGATTTTATCGTTGCTCTATAACAAGACTTGGTGGTGGCGTTTTTGACGGTTGTTATATCTATCTCGCTGAGAGTGACGGAAGCCTATTGCCTAACACTCACCCCACCCCTGAGCACATTTTTGTACAGCACCCTCAGCTTGAATACGGGTTGGTGGCTACTGACTACATCGAGACTGATAGCTCCACAGCTAGTGCTGGTGTCCTTGACGACCTCCCACGTATCGACTATACAAGCGGTAGTGCTCAGCTTTTGATGGAGCCTTCGAGGACAAACTCTATTCCTTATAGCGAGTATGCTGGGTCTTATACTACATCTGGCACTGGCACTGTTACAGACAATCATTCAACATCGCCTCAAGGAATTTTGAATGCGTTTCAACTAAACGATACGAGTGCCTCTGCATACTTTAGGATTGAAGATGATGTAACGGTGAGTGCTGCCAATGTAGGAGATCACACCCTTAGCGTCTTTATAAAGAAAACAACTGGATCACTATCTCACTATGCTGGCGTTCAGTTAGATTCCACAAGGCAGTACGTTATTGTTGACACCACAAATGGTACAGCAAACCAATATCTAGGAACCGCAAATGATTCCTTTAGCGTTGAAGACTTCAGCGATGATTACTGGAGAGTGTCTATCACAAATGATCTTGCATCTGCAGCTGATTACAGAGTCGCCTTGTGGCCTGCTATTTCTGAAAATGGAACAAGTATAAGCACTGCGGCTACAGGATCTAACGTCTTCTATGGTATTCAGCTGGAGAAAGGTAGCTACGCTACTTCATACATCCCTACTTACGGGGCTTCAGACACGAGGGCTTACGATAATGTACAGGAGCTTACTTCGACGAGCTCAACAGGCATTACAAACAACTACAATACAACTGTGTTTTTCGACGGGTCTGTATTTAGAAACACCGCCAACGCAAGGATTGCTACTTTGTATGATTCATCTGTAGCTAGTAACCCCCGAGTCTTGCTGTACCTCACTGAAAATTCTGGAAATCACAGAGTTGTTGTTCAATACAGGGTAAGTGGGCCAGCAGATGTTACGATAGCCACTGGATATGATTATGACTTTGGAGACAGAATTAAGATGGCTATGAGGCTAGACGGCACTTCTCTTGATCTGTTTGTAAATGGTGTAAAGCAATCAACTGCAACCATTGTGCAAGGAGATCCTATCGAGGTTTTACGTCTTATGGATGTGAACGCGGATCTTGGTCATTTCTTTAACGACTTTCAAGTATTCTCTTCTTCTCTGTCTGACGCAGAGTGCATCGGACTAACAACACTATAACATGAGAACATTTCGCAAATACGAGTTTGGTAGCCAAGGCGCTGCCACCACGAAGATCAACGCCCTCGGTCTTGACGACGAAGGCAACCCTACGCATTCGCACTCTATCGTGCGTCTCGGAAACATTGTTGTAACTAAAGGAACGTATGACGAAGAGGGTAACGAGCTTACACCCCCAGTGCTGTCAGATAGTTACCACGTAGATGTGTTGTGGAGCGGAGAGCCTGACCAAGACTGGGATGCTCAGATGGTGTGGTGCGCACCTATGGGGGTTCACGTCTTCGGGTCTTCTAGCGCTATCGCAGAGTGGGTTTCTACCTGTAAAGAACTCCATCCAGAATATTTCCCTGAACCAACTGAAGAAGAAGTATAATGTTAGGAATCGGAGTTTTTGTAGCATCCCATGCACCAGGATCTGGAACTATACTTCCTCAAACCAAAATCCTTGGGGAGTTTAAGGATCGCATATATCAAGATGGTGGTATAGCAGAAAGTTATTCTTGCGCAGAGTCTAGTCTTTTGCCCTTGCTTTTAGACCCAGGAACATTTACCACTGGGCTTCTTGAGTTCTACTATGGTGCTGCTGCTGCTTACTCTTTGCGTCAGATTAGACGGTCTGTCTCCACGTATGCAATACGTGTGCGTAGAAGCAGCGACGATACTGAGCTTGACATTGGGTTTACTAGCAATGGTTATCTAGATCTCAGCGCACTCCTTGCCTTTGCAGGTGATGGTGATGCGTGCGTGTCAAAATGGTATGATCAGTCATCGAACGGGAATGACGCAGTTCAAAGCACGCCAAGTGAGCAGCCGAAGATTGTATCGAGCGGCTCACTGATTACGGAGAACGGGAAGCCTGCGTTGCAGTTTGATGGGGTGAATAGCCACATGGATGCCGCTGATGTTACGACAACACAGCCTACGACAGTAAGCTTTGTGGCTACTGGGGACACGGTCAACGATTACTTCTTCGACGGCGATGACGCAACAGATAGACAAGCAGCATTCTCCAGCAGCGGGATATATTCCGCTTTTGCTGGGACGACGCAAAGTAGCGGTACCGCGTTTGTTGCTGGCCTACAGATAAATATATTTGCTCTTTTTAATAGCACGGCGGGGGCGCTCTATCTAAATAACACAGGAGGTGAGCCAAAAGACATGGGCATTCGAGCTTTGACTGGCTTAGTTATCGGTCAACGATACACCGACACAGGACGCCTGGACGGACGTTTCCAAGAACTAATCTTTTGGAACGCCGACCACTCGGACGGCCGCACAACCATCCAAAACAACGTCAACGACTTCTACAGCATCTACTCATGAGCTATATCATTGTAACTGCATCTGACGACAAGACTTCTGAACAGCGCTGTAAAGAGATTGCTGAAGCGCTGTGGACCTTGCAGCGTCCACGAGCTATTCGCCACCCTAGAGACGTTACAAGCTCTTTCTGTGGTGTTGTAACGCACTCTGACGGTAGAGCTGCACTTGTGCTCTCTACTGACGCTATGATCCGTCCCAACGAACAGCTTGACACAGCAGAGCTGTTTGACTCTATGACAGAGTATACGACGCAGAAGAAGACGTCTGTAAACGCAAAGCTTGCAGCTAACTACGGGGCAGAGATTAAAGTGTCAGACATCCTTCCTAACTCCTTTAGCTATACGACTCAATCTGAGATGGAAGGTGATGGGTGGTTTCCGTCTGCTGAAGACTAACCCTCCAGATCCCTATAAAAGGCCTGTACTAATAAGCGGGCCTTTTGTGTTATAGCATATCGTACTCTATAGTTATACTTTGTTTCTTCTCTAAATAAGTGATCTTCATACGTATCTGATGGAGTAAGCTTATCAAAGTGTTTATATATATACCCAGCATTTGCTAGAGGATATATATACCTTTTCCCAATGTTTGACTCACTTACATCAAAATCTTTGCTAGCATACTTGATAGTAAAAAATTGTAAGTCATAGGCCCACAATAAAAATTCAACTTTAGAGAAGTCCATACCAATTGATTTAGAGTATTTTACTCTAACTGACTTCAACCTTTTGAGGTAATTTTTTTTTACGTATAGTTTATTCTGTTTAGAAAAGTCTCTAAATAAGATTTTTCTTGGTACCTTACTTCTAGGCATGTTTATTAAATTTGTTTCAAGGCAAACCTATGACAAAAGATTTTGAATTTCTGCTTCATATGCAAAGGCTAATGTTTGAAATGGAAGCATTAGCAATGCAGTATGAGGTGCAAGATAGATTTATATCTATTATGTTTGCTGGACTTATAAACAATGAAGATATTGATGAAGATGAATCTAGATTAAGAGCTATGTATAGCGTTAATGTAGAGGATTTAGATGAGCTTTGTGAAGTTCAAGAATTTATAAATCATAGCTATCAAAACGATAGTAAGAGTAATCTTGATGATGACGAATTAAATGACCTGTTAAGTGGAACAGGTGTAGAACCAGAATAAAATGGATGGAGTAATTAGAAAAATTGTAATCGGAAAAGATCCGAAAGATGCCATGGCGTATTATATCGGTATGAGGGCTGGAAGGGGTGAAGTTAGCGCCATTGTTCATGATGAAAAATACCTACACAGGTATGGCAAAAGCAGATATTTAATTTATCTGCAAGACGAAGAGTCACAAACCTTATGGAAAAGTGTAGACGGAATGCCATGTATGTTGGAGTTTGATTGTAATTTTTGACGTGGTTAGAACAGAGCTATACACAACTGGCGGTGAGTTCCGTAGGCCTGATGGCACGGAGTACATTGGTGCTTATCACGTTCACTTTAATCGCGGTGCTATGGTGGGTGGGTTTCACAAAGTAGAAACTCATGATAGGCTCACGCCAATCACTAGAAGTGCTGAGCTACTGGTCCAGTCAATTATGAAAGAGCTGGTAGACGAAACATCAAATCGAATACGCTCTGTCTCTTCACGCCCTAGGGTGTCTTCGGGGCGTGGTTCAGGAGGATACTAATTAAATCAATTCAAATAAATTAAATGAAAACTTTAGACCTATTTGTAGTAGAGTTAGAGAAACAGATCAAGGATACAATAACAACCAAAGAGGGTTTGACCCTGTATGTTGATTCTCGATTTAACGAATTTGAGCACAGGATTACAGAAGGGCCTGTAGTATGTGCTCCTAGCAAATATGATACTGGTGTAGAACCAGGAGATACCTTATATTTTCATCATCTTGTTGTGTTGAATGAGGGGCAAGTTTTGACTGGAGAAAACAATCATTATCTTGTTCGATATGATTCGCAGAACACAATAAATAATCAAGCCATTGCTCATAAAAACAAAGACGGTGAAATTAAGCCACTAGCTGGGTGGACGCTGTTAGAGCCAATTGAGCAAGAAGAATTAAAAACTAAATCAGATGTTATCGAAGTTGTCGAACTTAAAAAGAAGTTACCTACAAAAGGTCGTATCGCTTTTACGGCTAAGTGGATTGATGAGTCGGAATTAAAGGTTGGAGATGTTGTGGGATTCAAGCAGAATAGAGACTACAGGATCACTATAGATGGAAAAGAATATTATAGAACAAGATTAGAAGACCTTTTATACGTTGAACAATGATTGATAGAGAACATCTGATGGAAGTCCTGGAGGAAGAGGAGTGCCTAACCGCTGATGGATTTGACAAAGCCCTGGTGGGATGTACCTACGGGGCTAACGTAGTCGCTGTATACGACATCAACAAGATGATTGAGATTCTTGTAGACGAAGGCATGGAGCATGAAGATGCAGTTGAGTTTCTTGACTTTAACGTAGTCGGAGCATACGTTGGAGAGAAAACCCCTTTATACGTAAATTTTGTCACGCAAAAAATTCACAACGATTGATGCTGCTCAACGGCTTATGAATAGCATGGAGACCGCAATCGACAACATGATTGATGAGGTCCGAAAGCCCGTTGACCCAGAGATTAATGGAAGTGCTCGTAAAGCAGAGCTTCAGTCTATTAAACAGACAGCTACAGACTGCAAGGAACTAATCGTTGAAAGACAGCGGTTAGAACAAATGATAAAAGACCTACAGACTAATGGAGAGATTGAACAAGCAAAAGACTACAGCGGAGGTTTCGCTGAAAGATTCTCTAAGTGATTGGAAAGAAGTTGTATATCAACGGGCAAACAAGGAGCATCGATTCTGGGAAGACTCTTGGAACGATAGTGAAGCAAAGTAATGCCATATAAAGATCCAGACAAAAGAAAAGCTTACCAGCGTGAATACGCAAAAAAACACTATCTCAAAAATATTGACAAGTATAAAGAGAAGGCTAAAGAGTGGAATGCTCATCAAAGACTTTGGTCAAAAGAATTTGTTCAAAGAGTAAAAGCTTTTTCTAAGTGTGTAGATTGTGGTGAGTCAGATCCTAGGGTTCTGGATTTTGATCATGTTTACGGAGAGAAAATCACCAATATTTCAGATATGGTTGGTTCATCTTATTCTATTAAGACCATAAAAGAAGAAATTAGAAAGTGTGATGTTAGATGCTCAAACTGCCATAGAATTAAAACCATAGAAAGAAGAAATAAATTAAAATGAAAAAGCTAGAACTTAAAATTCAAAAGAAAAAAATTAGAAGAAAGGGGGTTCACGCTAAGACCAAACAGTCCAAGAACAAGGCCTCTAAATTTTATTCTAAATCCTATGCTGGTCAAGGTCGATAACTACGATGAGCATGCTATTGCAATTTGTCCCAACGGTACACAGGGTGAGATTATTGAACTCAGTGGGTTGGTCATTGTACTTCCCGCTCAGCCTCCCGAAAAAGAGATTGAGGGATATGGAAAGTCAAACGACTTGCAGCTGTGGGAGAGGCGAACTATGCCTCAAGAGTTGTCTAGGATTCGTTCTATGGATGAGTGGGGGGAGATGCCAAGGGAGTTTCGACAGAAGTTTTCTCCGTATATCGAAGAGGAGTTTCGCCGTCGGCGTGAAGGCTTTTGGTTTTACAACAATGGTGTCCCTACATATATTACGGGTAGGCACTACATGATGCTTCAATGGACTCGGATGGATATAGGGTATCCGAGCTTTTTGAACTTCCAAAGAGAAATTTTCGTACATTTAGCTGCGTGTGAGGCGGATCCCAGATGTATTGGGCAGCTCTATACGAAGTGCAGGCGTAGCGGATATACTAATATCTGCTCCGCTGTACTTCTTGATGAGGCCTCACAAGTAAAAGATAAGCTCCTAGGAATCCAGTCTAAAACTGGTAAGGACGCTCAAGAAAATATTTTCATGAAGAAAGTAGTGTACATGTTTCGTCACTACCCTTTCTTCTTTAAACCAATTCAAGATGGTACCACTAACCCACGCATGGAGCTGGCTTTTCGCGAGCCGAGTAAGAGAATCACGAAGAAAAATAAGACTGCGCAGACGGGCGAAGCTCTTAATACGGTAATAAACTGGAAGAATACAACTAACAACGCATATGATGGCGAGAAGCTACATTTGCTGTATTTAGATGAAGCTGGAAAATGGGAAAAACCTACAGACATAAGGGACGCATGGAGGATTCAGCGGACCTGTTTGATCGTCGGAAGAAAAATCGTGGGAAAGGCCCTCGTAGGAAGCACCGTAAATCCGATGGACAAGGGTGGGAGGGAATACAAGGAGCTGTGGAAGGATTCGGATCCGAACGAGAGGAACGCGAATGGACGGACTAGAACGGGACTATATAGGATTTTCATTCCATCATTTCACGCTTTGGAGGGGTTTTTTGACAAATTTGGAAACCCAGTAGTTGAAGATCCTAAAGAAACTATTGAAGCCCTCGATGGAGAAGATATTTTGATTGGCTCTAAAACCTATCTTAAAAATGAAAGACAGAGTTTGAAGCATGATCCATCAGAGTTAAATGAGGTTACTCGTCAATTTCCATTTACAGAAGACGAGGCCTTTAGGGATAGCATTGATGGGAGTTTGTTCAATATTGGAAAAATATATGAACAGATACAATACAATGATGAGCTATTTCCCAACCCAGTTGTTGTTGGAAATTTTGTATGGAAGGGCGGCGTGAGCGATACGGAAGTTGTTTTTAGCCCAGATCCAAATGGAAGATTTAAGGTGGCGTGGATGCCTCCGCCTGAATTTCGAAATAAAAAAGAAATAGTTAGAGGGAAGCGAGTTGCTCCAAACTCAGACATTGGATGCGGAGGTGTTGACTCTTATGACCTAGACGCCACTGTAGATGGGAGAGGATCTAAGGGCGCTTTACATTTATACAACAAATTTCATATGGAATATCCATCAAACATGTTTGTTGTAGAGTATGCCTCTAGGCCGCCATTAGCAAAAATCTTTTATGAAGATGTATTAATGGCAGCTGTATTTTATGGGTATCCCATCTTAATTGAAAACAATAAGTACGGTATTGCAAGATACTTTGAATCAAGGGGTTACGATGGATACTTAATGGATCGACCTCAACATTTAAGCAGCAGTACAGCTAAGGTAAAAGTGAAGACCAAGGGTATCCCATCAAACTCTCAAGATGTCATTCAGGCTCATGCTCATGCAATTGAATCTTACATTCATAATCATGTCGGGGCCAATCATGAAAAGGCTGAGATGGGTAAAATGTATTTTAATGAAACTCTTGAAGATTGGATAGGATATAAGATAGACAATAGAACAAAGTTTGACTTAACAATTAGTTCTGGCTTGGCTCTTCTCGCCGCTCAAAAGGTTAAAAAGAAAAAGGTTGACAGCTTTGATGAGAGGCGATTTTTTAGGAGATATAAAGTCATCGGCTAATTCCTTATATTTGCAACATATACTCTCTTGTAAATGAAACAATATAGCGGAAAAAAAAATTTTCCAGACCCGCTTGCTCCTCAGGAAGAAAAAGAGAGCAGAGCGTATGGATTAAAATATGCTAAGGCTATTGAGTCTCAGTGGGGCAAGAGAACCGACAGTTCTTCTTTGTTCTCAAAACGGTATAATCTATTTAAAAGGAACAAAGAATACGCAAATGGCGTACAGGATACTACTATTTATAAAAGACTCTTAAACAATCTTGACCCAAATTCTGGTGATGGAAGTTTGATGAATCTTGATTTTACTCCAGTTCCAATTCTTCCAAAGTTTGTCAGAATTGTAGTAAATAAAATCCTTGGTAGGAATTTATATCCGAACCTTGAGGCTGTAGACCCATTGTCTTCTTCTGAAAAGAATAGGGATAAAAAAAGGATTGAAATACAAGTAGCTCTCAAGAAACAGCTTATGGCATTTAAGGAGAAGACTGGGGCTACAATTGGCATGGACCCAGAGATGATTCCAGACAATGAAGCTGAAGCTGAAATTTTTATTGGTGAGAATGTCAAAAGTGATGCTGAGATTGCTGCTCAAGTGGCAACAGATATGACATTGTCGTGGAATAGTTTTGACGACAACATCTTTAGAAGATGCGTAAATGATCTGGCTACTAATGGAATGGCTGTAGTTAAAAGATCAAATGACCCAAACTACGGTATCAAGACTCACTATGTAGATCCAAAGGATTTTATTCATAGCGAAACCAATGACCCAAGCTTTGAGGATATTACTTATGCTGGGCACATTAGAACCATGCCGATCCAGGAGCTAAAAAGAATTGCTAGTGGCGAACTTGAAGAAGAAGATTTTCAAAAAATCGTTAAACAGGTTTCTGGGCGAAGCGCAAATGGTCAGGCGTATGACAGCACCATAGGAAAAAACATTTATGAATACGATGAGTACTCTGTTGATGTTTTGGAATTTGAGTTTTTGTCGACAGACTGCATGTACTTTGAGGAGAAGGAAAATAGATTTGGGAATAGAAACTTCTTTTACGAAGGATTTGACTATAAAGAAAAAGCAGGTAGTGTCTTTGAGCGCAAGCCATATAAAATGGAGATCGTAAATGTGTATAAGGGTTATTTCATCCTTGGCACTGATTATCTATTTGGGTATGGCAGAATGCACAATGTGCCCAAAAACATCTACGACATTAGTAAGGCAAGAATGTCTTATTCTGTTGTAGCAACAAATCTTACTGACATGATGCCAAAATCAATGGTATCAAGTTGTGTCGGGTTTGCAGACATGCTTCAGTTAACTCACCTTAAAATTCAACAAGCTATCGCTAAGGCTAAACCAGATGGCTTGATTATTGACATTGAAGGGTTGGAAAATGTGCAGCTTGGAAAGGGTGGTGAATTGCAGCCATTGGACCTGCATGACATTTATGAACAAACTGGTGTTTTTTACTATAGAAGTAAAAACCCAGAGGGAGGCTTTCAAAACCCTCCAATCCGTGAGATTGGAAATAGTATTAGAAACATTAATGAGCTTATTGGTTTGTATAACCACTACCTCAGAATGATACGTGATACTACAGGTATTAATGAAGTTGTAGATGCCAGCACTCCAAAGTCAGAAGCCTTGGTGGGCGTGCGTGAGCAAGCCATTGCCGCATCTAATAATGCAACATATGACATTACAAATGCTTCGATGATTCTTTACAAGAATGTTTGTAATGATATCGTCAAGTGTTTGCAGATTTTGCCAGAAGATTCTGTTATTATGGAGGTTTATAGAAATGCTATTGGTCAAACCAATATGAGTGTTCTTACTAGCTTCTCTAGACTTCCTATGTACAATTTTGGTGTCCAGGTTCAAAAGGATATGGATGATAAAGACCAAGCATACTTGGAGCAAGCAATACAAATCTCTCTTGGACAAAAGGAGATTGATCTTGAGGATGCCATGGCCATTAGAGAGCTTAAAGATATAAATCAAGCAGAAAGACTTCTAATTGTTAGAAGAAAAAAGAAGTTTGAACAAGCACAGAGAATGGCTGCACAGCAACAGCAGATGCAGGCTCAAATGGCGCAGCAATCTCAAGCCATACAGCTTCAAATTGAGGGTCAAAAAATGCAAGCTGAAGCACAAATTGAAGCTCAGAAAATGCAGCTTAAAGCTCAACTTGAGGCACAGATGGCGGCAATGAGACACGAGTTCAATAAGGAGATTGAAACCATTCGTGCTAAGGCTACTCTTGGATTTAAAGAAACTGAAGAGGACTTTAAAGAAAAGCTTGAGGTTCTTAAAGAGGATCGAAAGGATGAAAGGGTTAAAAAACAGGCTGTAGAGCAGTCAAAGCTTATCTCTCAAAGAAAAGGGCAGAGAACAGAGTTACAAGGAGATGATGGCAATCCTATGAGAAATGTTTTAATGAATATGCAAAATGGCCAATAAAGTAAACTTAGACGTATCAGAAGTTCTGGATATTACGTGCCGTCAAGGAGACACATTTGAGCTTACTCTAACTCTCAAGGATTCCACTGGCACTGGACTGACGCTTGCAACATCTAATTACTCTTTTGTTATGCAGGTGTGGCCTACGGCTAAAAGATCTACAAGCCCTCTTATTGCTACTACAGAAAAGGGTCTTAAGGGTGTAGACCTTGGTACTGCAGAGATTCCTGGAGGAGCTTATTTTGAGCCTTTTGTTGTCGATGATAGCGGAAATGTCACTATTAAAGCTACCGCTGCTACTATGCGCAATGTACCTGCGGGTCGTCATGTATATGATCTTCAATATATTTTACCTACAACATCTGGAGTTGACACACACACAACCGTTTTGCGTGGAGCTTTTGTAATAAATGAAGACGTTACTAAGATTACTAGCGGTGCAAAAAGATGAGTGTAAGTGTATCGACATCCCAAGGCAACACGGTAGATGTTTCTGTTTCGGGCGGTAATACTGTAAGTCTATCTCAGACAGTTACTACCGTATCTGTCGCAGTTCCATCCGCACCAAGTTTTATTGTTACTGAAAAAGGGCCTAAAGGCGATACTGGTTCTGGGGTGGCTTCTGGAGGAGCAGAGAACCAGTTTCTTCAGAAGAACAGCGCCACAGACTATGACACGAAGTGGAGTGCGTATTCGTTCCCTGCTGCTGACGGTGAAGATGATCAGGTTTTGGTTACCGATGGCGCTGGTGCATTAACGTTCGACCATGTCAGATCTACCCGAATTACAATAAGGAACGACGAAGGGGCTACGATACCAGCAGGCACTCCTGTTTATTCTAGGGGTGAGGTTGGTGGTAGTGAGCGCATACTTGTGGGTATTGCTGATGCCTCAGATCCTGCAAAGATGCCAGCTA